GGCCAAGCTGGTACTGACCACTGGCGCCTGCACCGTTGAGCAGTACAGCGACACCAACGCCGGCAAGAAGGGCGAGTTCCACCACACCCTTGGCGCCGTAGTGGTCGAAGTGGACGGCCCGCGCAACCACATCCGCCATATCTGCCCGATGAAGGATGGCAGCTTCATCGACCTGGACACTAAGTACACCTCCAAAGGGCCTGAAAAGGCGCCACGCGCTGAAGTGCTGACGATGGGCGACATCCATGCAGAGATGGCCGACCCAAGCGTCACGGAGGCCACAAGAGCCCTTGCCGCGATGATCCAGCCGAAGCACCTGGTTCTGCATGACGTGCTGAACTTCGGATCGGCCAGCCATCACAGCAAGTTCTTTGAGAAGTTCAAGCGTCACGTAGAGGGCACCTCAAGCGTGCTGCACGAGCTGAAGAAGACAGCGCGCCACGTTGACGACCTGGCTTCCTTCGCCGATCAGACGATCATGGTCAACTCCAACCATCACGACCACTTCACGCAGTGGCTGGAGAAGGCCGAGAACGCCAACGACCTTGAAAACGCCATCGTCTTCCACGAGACCAAGGCTGTCATGCTCAAGGCCATCGCTGATGGCGACTACTGCGACCCGTTCCGCTACTGGATGGACTGCCTGATGGAGCGTGGCGATCGGCTCAAGTGGCTGCGGCCTGATGAGTCGTTCATGCGCTTCGGGATCGACTTCAGCAACCACGGCCACCGCGGACCGAACGGCGCGCGCGGCAGCACGCAGGCATTCGCTACCGTAGGAGCCAAGGTCACTCACGGCCACGGCCACGGCGCGCGAATCATCGACGGCGCCCACTCGGTCGGTACCAGCTCACAGATGAACATGGGCTACAACGCCGGCTCGCTGAGTTCCTGGACACACAGTCACGACATCACCTACGCCAACGGCAAGCGGACGCTCATTCACTGCGTCGGCGGTACCTTCTTTCGCCGCGATGCGGCAGCAGCACGGGGAGCAGCAGCATGAAGATGAACAGCGCGCGTCAACTCTGGCATGACGCCTACTACCAGCGCCGGGAATCGACTACCTCCTACGCCCTCGAGGTGGGAATGCTGCAGGCCAGCATCCAGAAGACCGAGAAGGACCGCCGCACCGACGTGGCGCTCGACCAGGCGCTGCGCGGAATGGTGCAGTCGGTAATCGGTACGCTGCCGGCCAGCCTGCAATGCTTCGGTCACTGGATGTACTCGCCACTGGCCGACGACGATCACCGAGAGATTGCCGAGGAGCTGGTTTTCGCCATGGCTGCCGCCAAGCTGCCGCGCATGACCGAGGCAAAGCGCGAGAAGGCGCAGTACGTCGCCAAGGGCGTGCTGTACCGGTACCGCCGCCAGCATCAGGGAGGGCAAAGCTCGACGCCTGACCCGTTGCCGACGCCCGAGTGCTTCCGCGCCTGGCTGTTCGACGAGTACGGTGTTCGCCTCTGTAGCGAGAACTGGACCCGTGAGTGGGAGTCACATATCGATGCGTTCTTCCAGGCCTGCAACGACCTCGACAAGTCCGCGCTGGCTCCGGTCTCCGGCCTGCTGTACCAGTGGAAAGAGGCGGCGTGAATTGTGAGAAAAAGTCCTTGCATTCCCGTGCGGCTCAGGTGATCATTTCTCCATGCTGTGATTCCTTCGCCTGAGGGGATTGCAGCAGCAGGTGAATGCCCGGGCTGACGGGCTAAGCGGTACATAAGTCGAGTTGGAAAGCGCGCCAACACGCGGGGTTTCCGGCATAAAGCAGACCGGCACCAGTCGACCCATGCAGGAGATCAGCGCCTGCCACCTGCACCAATTCAAGAGCCCTGACTTCGGTCGGGGCTTTTTCGTTTCGGGCGGAACCTGGCTGACGAAGGCCTCGCCATCCTGCGCCCATCAAACACCACGCCGTGCGACGGCAAGCGCTGCTAATACTCGCGTCATCCAATACAGCGCATCTAATCCCCGGCCTGCTTGCGATCGGCTACGCGCCACACGCAGCACACTGTGCGACCTGATAACAGGTATCGCCCCGCAGACGTGCGGGGAATCGGGCTCTATTCCAGTTTCAACCTCTTCCGGCCCCATGCCTGCCTCCTTGCTCATAGGCGGATCGCACGCGCATGTGAGGCCGGACCAAACACCAACTGCCCCATGCGGGATAACCGAGATATGAAGATGCCCGACCGTCCTGAAACGTGGGCTGCGGCTCTCGCATGGCTGCAGACAATCGCCCCGAGCCTGTATGCGTTCGGCCTGTCCGTGACTATCGCCCTGCTGCGAGTGGTATACGGCGGCGGTACTCGCCGGCAGATGTTCTTGGAGGGCGCCCTGTGCGGCCTGGCCACGCTAGCCATGGTCCCGCTGCTTGAATGGCTGGGCCTGCCGCAGAACATGGCCACATTCGTGGGCGGCCTGTTTGGCTTCCTCGGCACTGAGAAGATTCGCGACCTGGCTATCCGCTGGGGAGAGAAGAAGGCGAGCGCATGAAACGCCCCCTCGCCATCCTGATCATCCTCTACCTCACAGCATGCGTATGCCTGATGGTGGGGATGGAAGCGTGGAAGGTATGTCGATCCGAACGGAGGAAAGCTCATGGCATGCGCCGCATGTGAACGCCGCCGTGAGTGGCTGAAGAAATGGGCAAAGGTGGCATATGACCGAGCGCGTGGAATCGTTACTGACCCAGCTACTGGAAGAGCAGCGCAAGACCAACCAGCTGCTACTGATGCTGGTCGAAGCACTGAGCGAAGAGACTGAGCAGGATGAAGAGCCGAGCACCTACATGGACGGCTCGAGGGTGAGCTGATGGCGCTACGACCGATGAAGCCTTGCTGTGCTCCAGGTTGCGGAGCGCTGATCCGAGGTGCCCGTTACTGCGAGAAGCATGAGCATCTTGCAGAGGCTTGGGCAACCAGTAAGCGCGCTGAGCGTACAGGCCTGACAGGTAGGCCATGGCGCCGGCTGCGGGAAAAGATCCTGAAGCGTGACAGCTACCTTTGCCAATACTGCCTGCAGTCAACTGGACGCGTAACAGTGGCAACTGAGGTCGATCATCGACTGGCCGTTGCCTTTGGTGGCGACGACAGTGAAAGCAACCTGGTATCAACGTGCAGCGAGTGTCACGCCGCGAAGACGGCCAGCGAGGCAAAACAGGCAAGGCGCTGACCCTCCTCCGGCATGGGGGGGTGCCTTCAAAGTTCAGGGCAATCATGCCGGACACCGCGCCCTCAGGTTTTTTCTTATCTCCGCAAAATAACGGTTTTCAAAAATGGCCAGACCACGCAAGCCGACGAACGTGCTTGAGCTGACTGGCGCGTTCAAGAAAGACCCGCAGCGCAGGCGGCAAGATGCCGAGCCGGCCGGCGATTTGTCAGCGCCACCGCCGCATATCAATGGGGCAGTCCTGCACGCCTGGAACGAGATTGCGCAATACGCTCCGCGTGACGTGCTGACCGACTCCGACCGGCTGAGCCTTGAGCTTGCGGCAAACCTGCTCGCACAGTTCCGCGCCGACCCAACAGAATTTCCCGCCGCCAAGCTAGTGCGCCTCGAAGCGCTGCTTGGAAAGTTCGGCATGACGCCGGCTGACCGCTCCAAGGTCGGCGGCAAGAAAGAGGCGCCCAAGGGCAACCCCTTCGCGGATCTTTAATGGCATCGAAAACGAAATATCCGCTGATGAAGCTGGCGGAGGACTACGCGCGCGCGGTCGTCGCCGGGAAGATTGTCGCCTGTCGCTGGATCGTTCTGCTGTGCCAGAAGCACCTGGACGATCTCAAGCAGCAGGCCGACGACGGATACCCGTACCTGTTTGACCCGGCCAAGGGCGAGAAGGTCGCCAAGTTCCTGCAACTGCTGCCGCACACCAAGGGCAAGTGGGCAGGCAAGCGCGAACTGATCAAGCTCGAGCCGTGGCAGCTGTTCTCCGTCTGCGTCCCGTTCGGCTGGCTGCGCAAGAAGGACGGGACTCGCCGTTACCGCACGCTGCTGGTCTTCGTCCCGCGCAAAAATGGCAAGAGCATCATTGGCGGCGGCCTGGGCGTATACATGTTCACCGCTGACGGAGAGTTCGGCGCAGAGGTTTATAGCGGCGCGACAACCGAGAAGCAGGCGTGGGAAGTGTTCCGCCCCGCCAAGCAGATGATCGAGCGGACGCCAGAGCTGCGCGAGCACTTCGGCGTAGAGGTCAACGCCTCGAATATGGTTCGCCTGGAAGACGGTAGCCGCTTCGAGCCTGTCATCGGCAAGCCTGGTGACGGATCTTCGCCTTCATGCGCCATTGTTGACGAATACCACGAGCATCAAGACTCGACCCTGTTTGACACCATGGAAACCGGCATGGGCGCGCGCGAGCAGCCTGTTATGTTGGTTATCACGACTGCCGGTTCAAGTATTGGTGGGCCATGTCATCAATTAGTGCGTGACTCCGAGAGGATGCTGGAAGGCGTTATCGATCGCCCGGATCTATGGCCGGCGCTTTTCACCATCGATCAGGGCGACGACTGGACGAGTGAAGAGGCGCTGCGCAAGGCGAACCCGAACTTTGGGATTTCCATCAGCGAGGATTTCTTGCTGGCTCGCCAGCGTGACGCCATGCAATCGGCGACGCGCCAGGCAACGTTTCGTACTAAGCACCTGAACGAATGGGTCGGTGCGAAGAACGCCTGGCTGAACATGCTTCGCTGGAAGGAAGCTCCGTCACGCAAGAGTCTGGCCGAACTGGATGGTCGACCTTGTTTCATAGGGCTAGACCTTGCCAGCAAAATCGACATAGCCGGCAACATCTTGTTGTTCCCGCCAGTCGAGGGTGATCCGTTATGGCACGTCCATGGTCGGTACTACCTCCCAGAGGCGCGCGTCATTGAGGAACTGGACAGCAACACCGCACGCTACCGCGAGTTCGATGCGCTAGGCCTGCTGACGCTTACTGACGGCGAGGTCATTGAATTCGAAGTCATCAAAGAAGATCTGCGCGAGTTTGCCGGCCGTTTCGATGTGCAGGCAGTGGCCTATGACCCTTGGCAGGCGACCCAGCTAGCTCAGGAAATGGAGTTGGAAGGGCTGCCAATGGTCGAGGTTCGCCAGACCGTGCAGAACATCAGCGAGCCGATGAAGGAAGTGGAGGCTCTGGTTTTGCAGCGGAAGCTTGCTCACGGTGACTGCCCGGTGCTCACGTGGATGGCATCCAACGTAGTCGCCAAGCTCGACGTGAAGGACAACATCTACCCCAACAAAGAGCGCCCGGAAAACAAGATAGACGGCATGGCCGGCCTGATCATGGCCACTAGCCGCGCTATTGCCCAAGGGCCGCAAACAAACGTAAACGACTTCTTAGACAACCTGGTGATCGCCTAATGGCAACCCTCAATGACCCCGGATTCTGGCAGCGGTTCTGGAGCCGACTCTCCGGACGCGCGCGCCTGGAAGACGGTGAGCGGGCGCTGCCTTTCGATTCACATACAACGCCGTCCGGTTCAACGGTCGGACCTGACTCGTCCCTAAAGCTGTCGGCGGTATGGGCCTGCGTGCGGCTTCGTTCGCAAACAATCTCGTCCTTGCCGCTGCATTTGCGGGCGGAAGATAAGTCGCTCGCGAAGCAGCATCCGCTGTACCGCTTGCTGCATTCCTCCCCGAATGCGGACATGACGGCCAGCGAGCTCTGGGAGTCTCAGCTGGCATCCCTGGATCTTTGGGGTAACTCCTTCGTTCTGAGCGAGTGGGCTGGCCGTCGAGTCGTCTCTCTGACGCCGCTGAATCCCGAAAAG